CCGTTTTGACTATGGGGCAATTCACAAGAGGAGAGGCACATACCTAAATGCAACTCGGAAACCTTCTAGAGACCGCGCTGACGCTACTTCCGCCCGTTACGTACGAGTACCGCACGTACACGGGAGACGAGACTTCGGCAGTAGGCTTCTCGGTTCCAAAGTACACCGAGTGGAAGACTTGCAAGGGCATGGTGAACCCCGTTCAGTCGAGCGAGAAGCAGATGTTCAACCTCGACATGGCGACGCGGTGCATCAACGTGTGGGGTTCGATAGACCTCAACACGGTAGACGTACAAGACCACCCCGACCAGGTTAGATACCAAGGGCGAATCTTCAACTGCACCCAATGCACGGACTGGCTCGGCTACAACGGCTGGCACTGCTTCGTATGCACTGAAGACAAGCGTCGTAGGGAGTCCACTCCTACGGCTATTGTTCCTGACCCCAAGATTGAGCCTATTGCGGATCAGATGCCGCTTCCGCAAGAGGGAGGCAATGTCACATGGTAATCCGTGAGAATGCTATCTTCACCACCCTAATCTCCCTCGTAGAGGGCGGTCTTCGTGCTATGGGCATTACCGACATCAAGGTAATGCAGCATGCACAGCCTATCGCTACCTCCGACCATGGCTGCGTTCTAATCGCAAAGATTTCGATGCACCGTGTTGGCTGGCAGGGAGTCCAATACGACAAGGACACTGGTTCTCCGAAGACCCTAAAGGAGAGTTGGGACTACCTTGAGGAATGCGACTACCAGATTTCCGCTTTCATTCCCCGCAAGGAAACCGATACGGAAAGCCGTCTCACCTCATACGACACCGTTTCCGCTCTCGCAACCTACTTCAACTCCTATCAGGGCATCATGGCGATGAAGAAGTCTGGACTCCAGCCTCTTCGCGTCTCCGATATTCAAGTCCCCGTCCAGCAGGACGACTCCGCTTCTCCGCAGTTCAACCCGAACTTCGACCTACGCTTCATCATTCACCAGAGTCCTTCCGTGGATGTCCCGGCAATCGAGCAGATTGTCATCAAGTCTGGCGGCTATGTCCCCGACGAGTCTCCGAAACTCGACGAAATCGAGGAGGAACTCAAGAAGGAGAAGGAGCGTCTTGAGAAGATCGCCAAGGAAATCGTCATCGACTTCCACCACGAAGGCATTCACCACGTCTAACACCGATAGAGAATAGAGATACACGATGTCAGCGATTCGCCAGAGTGAATATATCAATTCAAGCACGGTTTCAATTCGCAAGGAAACCGTAAGCAACAGGGACATGGGAGCCCTGTTCATGACGCAGAACATTCTCGTTCCATTCGGCAACCCAATCTCTTTCACCGACTACGATTCCGTCTGCCTTTTCTTCGGCTCCGAATCGGAAGAAGCCAAGGTAGCCAAAATCTACTTCGGCTACACGGAAGCCTATACAACGAAGCAGACGAAGATTTCATTCGGACGCTATTCCATCGGCTCTACAACCACATCTTCGCTTCTCATCAAGGATGCAACCTTCACCTACCGCTTCACTCTCGGTCCCGTCTTCGATGCCAAGTGCAAGTGGGTGTCCGATGACGGTTCTGTAGAGGAAATCACTGGCGAGGAAGCAGTCACCCGCCAGTATCTCCGCTACCAGTCCCACGATTGGGTTGCAGGACACGAAGGCGAGGTAATCGGCTACAAGCCCGACCACGAGCAGGGTCACATAAACTACTTCGTCATCGCAAGAATCTCGGAGAACAAGGTCACTCGTGAAAAAAGAACGATGACCCTCAACTACAACGGTGAGGTAGCCTCCTACGACGACCTACCGAAGAGCGGAGTGAACTATGGCTCTTTCTATGTCATCAACCCTCCGAGCGTCCAGACGCCAGTTCTCGCCACTTCAAACGAAGAGCCTGCACCGACCACTACAAAGAAGCGTCGCTCCAAGAAGCGTTCCGCTGCATCTCTCCAGCAGGAGGTAATGCCTCTTGCAACAACCGCTTCTACAACAACGGAAACGGTAGAGCCTGACCGCTATGCCTGGTGGTACACGAACAAGTGGGTTAAACTCATTCCGTCTCAAGTGGACGGAACTGTCATTGATGTCCTTGACACTGCAGGAAATCCAATCTACGACACGGTTCATTCCGTAGCAGAGTTCGACCTCCTTCCTCTTGTCCGCATCAACTCCCACACAGACCGTGGCTCTGTTGCGACACTTGAGGAACTCTCGAAGATTACGGGTTCGTTCGGTGATACCTACACCGTCAAGGACAAGTTCAACTGCCCTTACACCTCCGATGGCTACAACTGGTATCAGTGTCCATACACCGATACAGAATCAAGCAAGGTCATCGTCAACAAACTCATAGGAAGTCAAGGTGTCTCCGACATCTCCGAGTTCTACCGCAACTACAAGAACAACATGCGGGAACACATCAACATTCAGCAGAAGAAGCTGAACACGATTTCCTGCACGAACCTCGGAACGAAAATCTTCTACAAAGATCTCCCTAAACTCGGTGTATCGCAAGGCGATATGTATTATATTGAAGAGAAGGGATGCTACTATGTCTACAACACTGAAGGCGTGTGGATGTCCCTTGACTTCTATGTGAAGACCTGCAATCTCTCACTCACGCCGAGAAACGGAGAAGGCGGCGAAGAGTCCGAAAGCGGCTCTTCGACTCCAGAGCCTTACGAGGAGGAGGAAGAGACGGGAACAGGCTACTACTACACCGTATCGCAAGTCCGCATTCCTACCTTCTTCACGAAGTACATGGAGTCCTACGAGGACTTGGCTCTTGCTCTCCAGAGCGAGATTCGCCTCTACTCCGACTTCGCCTCCGTGCTTGTTGATTGGGTTCACGACGGAACGGATTCCTCTGGCAACGAAATCGGTCACTTTGAAATCACAAGCGAGGACTCCGTTGGACTTTCCGCTATCGTCTACAATCCGACAGACCCGAACACCGACTTCGGCAAGAGGTTCGGCTTTGAGACGCAGGAATACAAGAAGTCCGCAGAATACCCTTGCGAGTCCGCTCTTGAGGCTATCCAGAGAATCTCCGTCAACTACAACGACTTCGGCTCGTTCGCATTCCTTGACGACAATGCTTCAAACGAGGCTATCGCCAAGTGGAATCTCACGGAGAACTACAAGTATCTCTACTCGTTCTCAAGCAACACAACTCCGGGATTCCAGATTCTCGGCACGGCAATGACCCTCCGTTCCTCCTACAACGGAACTCACGAGGAGGTCATTCCTATGGCTATCTTCGCAGCAACCTACTACGAGATTGCCGATTCCGTCAAGAACTTCATGTTCCAGCAGTTCGCCGACTTCGAGCCTTCCGTCTCTACCGAATCCGACAAGAAGACCTATGACAAGGCTTTCGTGAACTACATCGGACGCACACAGGAGCACGGGCGTTATAGGGACTACTTCCAGAAGGGAGTGTGCCTTGACGGAACAGCCCTCTCGGTCTACTGTGCGGAAGTTTGGCTCCAGGACAAGTTCACCACCGTTCTCCTTGACCTTCTCGTCAATAGCGAGAAAATCAAGCCCAATATGGAGGGTCTTGAAATCGTCTCTGCCGTTATGACCCCGCAGATTCAGAAGGGGCTTGCCAACGGTATGATTCAAGTCCCCGCCTCCCTTGACGACATCACGAAGGTCTACATTGACCAGATTACGGGGTCTGACGGCTCTTGGAAGGAAATCCTCAAGGACGGGTTCGCCCTCGTTCTCAACATCGAGGATGACTCGAACAACGGTGGAAAGTGCTTCACCTATACCCTCGTTTACCACAAGGCGGGGGTAATCCGATATGTGAACGGACTTCACGCTTTCCGTGAACAATAAACAAGGCAACTTTGACTGTTTGGCATTTTTTGACCCCAGAACCGGGTAATTGAAAGGACTAAAACATCATGGCAATTCCTCTAACAGAGTATGTGAACATCACGTCGGGAGTTGGCGGAGCGGCGGCTGCTTCTCGTCGTGAGCTCATTGCCCGATTCTTCACCTCCAACACCACGGCCGTGGCTTCCTACGACGCCAACGGTATCGCGGAATACAAGAAGGCTGCAACGGTAGCCGAAGAGTTCGGTGCGAACTCCCTCGAATACGCCGTCGCCCTCAAGTATTTCTCGTTCGTCTCCAAGTCCATCACCGCTGCGAAGAAGATTTCCTTCGCAAAGTGGGATCCGACCATCGAAGAGCCGAACGTCGCCCTTGAGCGTGTGGATGCCTGCAACAACAACTTCGGTTCGTTCGCATTCCTCGACCAGCTCACCCCAACCCAGATTGGCAAGGTGGCTCTCGTCAATGCGGGCTTCAACTACCGCTACCTCTACTCCGTCCCAGTCACGGAGGACAACGCAGACGCCATCATCTCCGCCGTTGCTGGTGCTTCTGGAACGTGCTTCACCCTCGACTCCACCTCGACCTACGACTCGTCCAAGGTTGATTCAGAGAAATTCCCGCTCCGCGAGTTCGCCGAGTATGCTCCGATGGTTCTCTTCGCAACAACGGACTACACGAAGCTCAACACGACGAAGACCTACATGTATCAGAAGTTCTCCGACCTCCCAGATGAGGTGGACTCTCTGACGGATAAGATGAAGTATGATGCCTTCCCATGCTCCAACTTGCATAAGTACCCGGTGAACTACATCGGCTGCACCCAGCAGGCTGGCAAGCTCATCTCCTTCTACCAGTGCGGTAACAACTGCGACGAGACGGTTCTCGAATCGTCCGTCTACTGCAACGAAGTGTGGATGAAGGACGCCATCGCCACCAACCTCTTCAACCTGATGATGGCCCTTGAGAAAGTTCCTGCGAACGACAAGGGCAAGACCCAGTGCGAGATGATGGTGATGAGCATCGTCAAGGAAGCCCTCAACAACGGCACCATCTGCCCCGGCAAGGAACTCACGGACACCCAGAAGGTGGACATCGAGTCCGTCACGGGCGATACGGATGCCTGGAAGGCTGTCTACTCTGACGGCTACTGGTTCTCCATCAACATCTCTTACGACGATTCCATTAGCAAATACAAAGCCTCCTACGACCTCGTTTACTCCAAGGGTGATGCGGTTCGTTACATGGAAGGCCGCGACTTGATGATCTAATCGGAACGGCAAAAAGAAAGGATAACGAACTATGTTTGACGTTTCTACTACTGGTGCTTCCGTGACAATCGGCTCTACCGTGACCCTTCCGGTCCCTGTGCCGATTACCCACTTCGCGGATGACAAGGAACCGTTCCAGATTGACGATCAGGAAATCACGGGTGACGGCATGGGAATCAACGGCGACCTCGTGGTCTACACGAAGCCAGTCCCTGTCTACTGCAAGATTTCTGTGGTTGCCAACTCGCCTGACGATATTGCTCTCTACACCCTGTTCAAGATGAACAAGGCTACGAGTGCTTCTCATGCGTTTGACATCTGCGACATGACGATTGTCATTCCGAACATCGCCAAGCCCTTCCGTTACATCAACGGCAAGATCAAGTCTGGTCCTCCAGGACCGACCTCCTCTGCTGACGGCAAGAACCAGAGCCACACCTATGGCTTCGTGTTCGAGAAGGAGCAACTTTGATAGGTAATTGAGTGTTCGTGCATTCAAAACCTAAGGGTAAAGCCCCTGCCCAACGAAAGACGGGTGGGGGTTTTTGATTGATAGGTGGGCATTTGATATGGGAACGATACTTCCATCAACGAGCGGTGCGATGATTTCGAGTGCAATTGGAGTTGTAGGCTCTCTGATTGCACGATATTTCACCGATGTCAGAAGCAACGATGTATCTGCCGCTGGTGCTTTTCTTACTATCCAGACGAAGAATATGGATGGAAGCGACGGTGGCCCATTGGCAGAGCCATTCGTAATTGACCATTTTGCGGATGACAAGCCGCCATTTGTGATTGACCCAGTAAAGGTGAATGAGACAGCTCCATCTTATCTCGGAAATCTGATTGCATGGAAGGCTGTTCCTCTATTCAATGTTTCTCTATCTGTAATTCCAAATAGCGAGGATGATGTAGCTCTATCCACTCTCGCTTATTCTGAACAGTTTGAAGGAAGTGATTTTGGTGCTCGTTACGGAATGTATAACATTGAAATGGTGCTAACCATTCCAAGAGTAGTTCCAGATGACCCATCAAGGGAGAAGGGAGAGAATCTTGAAATCAAGTTCTTTGATGGAAAGATTCTTGAGACACCAGGTGCAGCAGGTGAGTTTGGTTCGTCTTCAAATGCCTCTCAAGAAGGAAGGTTTGAAGGTAAGACATATAAGTTTCAGTTTACGTGGTGTAGAATGAACAAGACTCCAATTGCTGCGAAATCTTGGCTATCAAGCATTGGCAGTGCCCTCATCGGAACCTAATGGAATAATACACTTATGGCTAGTTCATACGATTTAACAGCACGTGGTGCGAAGGTTACAATTGAAACTCGTGATGGACAGACGATTGTCTTGCAGGACTTTGCAGATGACCAAGACCCTGTAACTATAGATGACTGCAATCTCGCAGAACTGTTCTTTGATGCAAATGGTGTATCTCATCGTAGAAGCAAACTTGAACCAGTCAATTGTCACATCGCACTAATCCCAGGTTCGGAAGAAGAAAAGGTGATGAACCAATTCGTAATCAAGAACCTGTCTGTATTCGGCAATTATGCTTGGTTGAACCTTCATGTGAAATATCCATCTATTGAAGAAGAAGTTATATTTTACGACGGATTGCTAACTGGTGCTTCTATGGGGTATGCAGCAACTTCGCAGGGAAGGGTAAGGACTAAGAACTTTTCGTTCCAGTTCACAACTTGCGGAAAGCCGCCAG